TTTTTTCACAATTCTATATTGTACAATAGAGACCCAAACCCCACCCGTCTCATGCCTCACGTCTCACCCGACTCAATAAACCATCTCCTTCCATATCAAAAATGTAACTAAACTCTTCTCTAACTGGTCGCCTACTGGATATGTTTCCAAATAGGATTTCATTGCATCTGTGAATCCATATTGTTCAATAATGTACATGCACTCATGGTATGTTAACGCTTTGACATACCGTTCTACTTCTTTTTTAACAATGTCATCATAGTCACAATCAATCTCGTATCTGGATAATGCATTAGCGAGAATTTCTTTATTCACTTCAAATAAATCAGACAATAGGTAATTCGCCATTTACCTATTCCTTTTTTTTTAAATCCAATCACATGATATGGCTTCATACGATTCTTCTTTCTTTAACAACTGGAAGGGTTGACCACAGCCCCATACAAGGTCATTTTTGACAAGACTCTCGATATACTCTTTGCTGGAATGAGGAGGGACTTCACATCCATTTTTATAAACGGCATGACGAAAGATGGCACAATTGATTTCTTCTTGTAAAATAATAATATCACCTTGGCAAGAGGGACAGGTAGTAATTATCATCATCTTATCTTTTCATAAGATGATTTATTCTTCTCGTTTTTTAATGATGCGAAACATAATGTCTTGGACATGACGTCCTCGTAAAAATTCTTTCATTTCGTTTTGGGAACGATTCGAGTATCCAGCCATACCTTCCCTGCGTGCAGATTCACGCAATAAATCTTTGGATGCTTCGTCGAGGTCATACATATAATGATGATGAGTAGTCACTTGAACGGGATGACCGGCTCGGTGCTTTCGTTTGGTTGTCTCATGTAACAAGGGCATTTATCTATATCATTTTTTTTAAAAAAAAACAATGGAATACTTGTCTCCTACATGTGGTAAATTCCAATGCTCTTTTTCCGCCCCATTAAATGTGACTGGATTCTCGAATGTATGGAAGACTTCTCCTTCGATAACCAACTCCCCCCCCGTATATTCACCAAATGAAACAATACAACTCTTGGTTTGATTCGAGGTATCTCGATGAGGTGGACATGTGACATTATGATTCACATGGATGGATTGAAATGGGAAATCGCAAATCTGCTCGCCGTACTTTTTTAATACCTGATACAACATAGGATACTTTTTTGAATAATAGGATAACCCAACAACATTATTAAATCGACCTCTTGTGATACCTAATGTCATACTGCGATGTTTTGGAAATCCTCGCCGATTATTTCGTCCATTTTTAAACGGCACGCAATATTTTTTTAACAAGTCGTACATTATGATATAAAATCTTTTTTAAAAAATTAATATCTTTACAATCAATAACATGTCAGTTGTCGAAGTCAATCCGCCGGAAAAACCCGAAGTCAATCCGCCGGCTGAGGAAAAAAAACCCGAAGTCATCATTAAAACTAAAACTACGGCAACCGTAGTTGAACCTAAACTTGAATTGAAGGAGAAAGTCAAGAAACCTTTATCGGAAAAGAAACAACTACATATCGCTCACATGCGAGAGAAACTGGCTGAATACCGAAAGACTCAACAAGAAGCCAAGGCCTATGAGATAGAAGAGGCGAAAAAGAAACGAGAAGAAATCTTGGCCAAGGCTGTCGAGGAAACAAAAGCCAAACTACCTGACGCACAAGTCAAGGTCAAAAGAGTTGTAGGAGCACCCAAAGGCAAGCCTCATAAGAAACCAGTCAAACGCCAACCGCCACCCAAAGCCACCGAGTCGTCAGAGTCATCGTCGGATTCGTCGTCGGAGTCAGACTCGGAATCCGACTCGGGATTGGAATCGGAAGACACCCGTAAATATGTACGCAAAGCTGACCGTCGAATTCAAGCCGTCAAAAAGATTGATGAGAAATTGAAATATGTAAACCCGTATTTCAAAAGTAACATGAGTATCTTTTAAAAAAAAATTATTTTAATATATGATATATTCAAATGGTTCTCGTACAACTTGTGATTAACAATGCAAACAACGGAAGCTACTTTGTCATTCCCATTACGGGTAAGGCAAGTGTTCGTGTCCTCGGTATTCAATATATGGATAACGGTGGCAATTCAAATCGTTTGCTTCAATTGCAATCCGACATTTTATACTTTCCTTATTCCCCTCAAAAATATATAACGTGGTTATCCGCAACGGCGGCGTCCGTGTGTCAATCCACGGTCTCCATTGATAACAGTACGAAAGATTCATTTCATCTCGTCAACCAACAATTCCATGGTCAAATTCAATTAACCGTTGTTTCTCTTTATAGTTCGGGAGCACCTTTACCTGTTAGTTTTTATTGCGTCGTCACATTAAGCTTTGAAGAAATTGATATGGAATTTAAATAATCTTGATAATGTAAAATGAAACAAGTAAAACAAGTTGGGCGATTTGCTTCAGGAGGTCTTAATCATATTCCCAAGGATGACCCAACCCCCTTTATTCGAAATGAACAATTGGTAGAATCGCAACCGGTTCGCTCTGTCCAACCTATCAAACTCGATATTCATGAACGTCCAAAAAAAATGAAAAAATCAAAATACCAAAGGGATTAACTTTGAAAAAATTAAAAAAATATTATCTCGGCTATCCATAAAGATGTCCCTTCACACTGTCGGAGATGCGTATACCCACTATGTTCTACCCGCCTCATTTGATTCGATTCCCGAGTCTTGGAAATCCAACAAGTCCGCCAAACCCATTGCATCATCCATGCAAACGGTCAACGTACCAGCCCTTAGTGCCACTCAAAACCTTGGTGGAAGTTCAATCTTGCAAATCCCGTGCGGTGCTTCCGCGGGTATCATGATGAACCCTTACGTTCGTTATTGCGTCCAATTTACTTCGGCCGCCGGTGTAGCCAACTCTTCCTTTTTCTTCAAAGGTGCAACTCAATCTGCCACATCTTGTATTAACCGTGTATCCTCTTATGTCAATTCCGTTCAGGTCGATAACATGCAAAACGCATGGGCCACATATGACGCCATGTTAGCCAACTCCACTTCCGCTGACTGGTTAGCCCACGATGCAACCCTCATGCTTGGCTCAGGTGTTCAATACTACCAACCGGTCGGCGGAGCAACTTCATCTCAAACATACACCTTTGCAGTTCCTCTCCTTGGTCTCCTTGGCAGTCAACAATCGTTCCCTCTTTACCTCGTGAACGGCACGCTCCAAGTACAGCTGGACTGGCAATCCAATATCAATCAAGTCTACACGGCTGGTGCTAACGACCCCGCTTGGACTGGTATGATTATCACGAACGTCCAGCTCGTCTACGACCGTGTTCAACCCGAAGAAGCATTCATCCACAAAGTACGCTCGGACATGATGCAAGGTGCTAAATACGTATACGGCTACACCAACTTGTCATCCGTAACTCTGCCCACTACCTTTGGTGCTGGCGGTGGTACCCTTAACTTGAACTATGGTCTGAACGTAAGTTCTCTCCAAGGTATCCTTGCCGTTCAATACCTTACAGCTTCCCTAGGCACCTCGGCGGCCGCCCCTTCATTCAGTAATAACATGAACGGCTTTCAAGTCTCATTAGATGGTCGTTTGATTTCATCTCTTGCTTTGGATTCCACGGCCAACCCTGTTCTTTACTTTGCTGAAGCCCAAAAGGTTCTTGGTCGTCTCTTTGATGCCTCCATCACTTCCCCTCTGGTCAACACTGCCGTCGCTGGTCAAGCCTCTGCCAACGGTAACGCTTCGGGCGGTAACTTTATCACCAACTACTTTGTCGCTGGTGCATCAGCTCAACGCATCAATGAAGGACTTGCCTTCCAAGGTAGCCCGTGCTCCATCCTTAACGTCCAAGTCAATTTGGGCGCTACTACAAACAACATTGTCTCGGCCAACTCGACTATCTACTTTGTTTTAATCNCAGCTTTTCAACTTCTCATCGACGCCACCGGCTCAGTTGAANTNATTCGGTGAACAAGGTCGGCGTTGTGCTTCCAATTATGAAAAATATAAAGAAAAGAATAGCGAACAATTAATATGTGAATGTGGGATGACATATACTCGTATACATTATAAACGTCATCTTCAAACAAAACGACATCAAGAACTTCGTTAAAAAATCAAAAAAAATTTTATTAAACAGTATTAATAAAATATGGGTAACACTGTAAAATCATTCGTAAAAGAGGCCGCTAGTTCTGCTCTTAAATGGGTAGCCAAGAAAGGTATTTCGTGGGTAGGTGGAAAGATTCCTATTATTGGTGAACCTATTGCCAATGCTATCAACGCATCTTTTGCCAAAGGAGGTAAGGTACATTGTTTTGCAGATGGTGGACTTGTCAATCAATTAAAAGAAGAAGGTATCAAGACTCAAGTCATCAACACTCCTGCTCAACTTATTTCCGCCATTAAGAAGTTCCCTGAAGAAGCCAAGAAGGCTGGCCTTACTATTGAGATGGTAAAGGACGCCAAAGACAAAGTTGGTAACACTCAATCCAAGATGGAGACTCAAGAAGAACCATCCGCTTCCGCCCCTGCTATGAAACGTGGTGGACGCAAACACAAGGGCCATGTGGAAGAAATGGAAACTCCCGAGAAGCCCCACCACAAGAAGCATCACAAGAAGCATCATAAGAAACACGAAGAGGAGATGGATGCATACGCTCATGGCGGAATGGTTAGTCACGTTGCTTCTCTTCCTTACTCGAATCTGAATCGTTTGAACATGCCAGCGTATGCTCACGGGGGCTCGTATGACACAGGGATGGGTCATCACTGTTAACTCGCTTGATGACACAGGCCGTCAGTGGTAACGTGTTCCTAAACTTTATTATTAGCTCATGCAGTTCATCATCAGTCGGTTGTTTATATTCCATTTAACATCATCACAAGATTTTAAATAATTTTCTTATAAAATGAAATCCATAAACTCTTTCGTATATCTGTTTATACCCATGGGCGATAAACCAATGCGTATATAAACTAATGAATCTATTAGTTTATGTTATAAAAGATAAACCAATGTATAAATAAACCAATAAACCACGTATTTTAAGGGATAAGACTATATAAAAAATTTTTTATATACTGTATATGGCTAAAATCAAGGTTTATTTGGTTTATTCTTCATTTGGTTTATGGTTTATGTCTTGAAATGAATGTTATATTAGTTTATATACGATATGGTTTATCGCCATAAAGTATAAACAAATGTATCTACAAGTTTATTTTTTATTTTGTTTATGTGATAAATAAAAAACTAAATTAAAATCTTGTTTATGATAAAATGACAATCAACGAAGTCTTTAAAACCAATCGTCCTGATTTAAGTGTTGGAAGCTTGAAGACGTATTCGTCTATCGTTTCTAACTTGGGAAAACAAATGAAGGAGGATTTCAATACGCCAGCTCATGTAGTGAAATGTTATAAGGATATTATGAAACACTTGGAAGAAGTAGAACCCAAGTCTCGTAAGACTCGGCTTGCTTGTTTGATTGTTTACATTGAAAAGGAAAAGGATAAGAAAGATGCGGATGAAGCATTCCGGTCATTGATGACAACTGATGCTGGGAAAGCGTCCAAGGAAATTGATGAACAAAAATTAACTGACCGTCAAAAGGAAGGAATGATGTCGTGGCCTGAAGTCATGACATTGTACAATGCATTGGAAAAAGAAGTCAGTCCTTTATTCAAACGTACCTCATTGGATAAACAACAATTCCAAAAATGTCAAATGTATGTCTTGCTCTCGTGTCTCATTCTCATTCCTCCACGCCGGTCATTAGACTATGCAGAATTTAAAATTCGAAATATAGATGAAGCCAAAGATAATTTTATGAAGGTAGAAAAGAAAGTCGCTTCATTTGTGTTTAATGTATACAAGACGGCAAACAAATATAAACAGCAACGAGAAGAGATTCCCAAAAAATTACAAAAGATAATCACGGACTGGATGAAACTTAATCCTCATGATTATCTCTTGATGAATACGAAACAGAGCGGGAAAATTAACAGCACCCAGTTAACAAACATGCTCTATACGTTTTTTGGAAAGCCTACCTCAACATCTATGCTTCGTCATATCTTTCTTAGTGACAAGTACAAGGATGTCCCCGCATTAAAAGAAATGAAAGAGACGGCAGAGAAGATGGGTCACGACCTTCGGTCCGCCTTGACTTATGTTAAAAGTGAAAAATAAGATTTAAAGATGACCCATAATATAAAATGCCCCATTGTGTTTATAAAATTTGGTCGACGAAAGGCGATAAAGTCTATTATGGTTCTACGTGTAATAAGCGTGGTCATCAACAAAGATTCAATAAGCATATTTGTGAATATAAGTCTGGGACTTTGAAATGTACTTCTAAATATTTATTTGATGAGTATGGTGTAGATTATTGTCAGTTTTCTGTTATTGAAATAGTAGATGATTTATCGCAACTAAGAAGACGTGAACGTTTTTATATTGAAAACAATCCGTGTGTAAATGAAAAAAGACCATCACCTACCGAAGAACAAATCAAACAAGACAAACAACAATATACGAAAGAACATAAACAACAAAAGAAAGAATACGATTCTCAATATCGAAATTTAGATGTTGAACGCAAAATAAAGATAGAATGTTATTGCGGTGGGTCATATGTAAAGCGTCATCGAGTCGTTCATGAAAATACAATCCGACATTTAAAGTATACAAAGAAATAAATTCATATAGTCTTGGTTCCAGTGTGCATGATACTATATACATCCAAGCACACACCGATTAGTTTTTTATCTTTTGGTATTTATTTAAGATGCACGCAAACAACGAGACATACCATCTAGGCTTCTTCAATCGTTTAATAAGAAGCAATGTTTTAAAGTCTTCAGGGCGTGCTTGTCGTTCAGGTAGTTTGGCAAGGGAGTTATCACAATCGATATCTAAATCATCGATTTCAAATGCGTGACAATATACAATAATGTTATACAAGGCTCGTCGTGGAACTACTTCTTTCATGAATGCATAGCGGTCTCCTTTCTCTCGAAAGTCAATCACAAGGAAATCAAAATCAAACGAGTTGATGGGAAGATTCTTATGGATGTCATCATCGTACTGGACGAGATTAAAAGGCTTAAAGAGGGCAAAATCCGCCTCTGTTAAATCTTTGGTAATACACAAGATGAATTGTTTTTGGGGAGGTTGAACGGGTTGAGGTTGAACTTCAACGGCATCAGCAACAGCAAGAACGGCGGGTAGGGGATTCATTTATTTATTTATCAAGATTAAAAAATAGATGCGTGTTTTTTCATTCCGCCATGTTTGAATGAATCCGTAGAAACCGATGCTTCTTTATCTTGATTTCTCATTTCAGAAACAGGATAATCGGAAGGAAAGCCAGAAAGAATATCTATTTTTTTAATTCTTCCAGCAGGGGAAGGAGATACCAACGATACATTTCTACGTACGGGTAAAGCTGGTGCTGGTTGTGCTGGTTGCGCGTTACGTCTTGCGTGACCTTCACTGATGGCTTCTCTACGATGAGATTCTTTTGCTTGGGATGGACTTAAGAAATCTTCATCACGTGCTGGTCTTGATGGTCTTACACTGGGGGAACGACCACGTTCACGTCCTCGTTCATGCATACGTTCAATTTCAATGGGGACTGGAACTGCATCTTGTCCACGGTTGGGAAAATAATCGACAGGGGTAGCAATGGTATGTTTGGCTTGATGGGGTAAAGGAATATTGTCACGACCACTTGGTTTGAAATAATTCATTGACCCAAATGCATAATCTTCTGCTTCTGGTTCGTATGAATGTTCATTGGCTCGAATTGCTTCGGGGGATTGATACGCTACACCTCCGTGATTTCCACCAAGTTTTGATGGGATTGCTCGTGAAGGTTGAGATGAGATAGATTCAATCCCTCTTGGATTCTCGCTTGTGAAATTAGGAACGCCTCGGCTTGAACCAACTTCAACACGTTCAATGGGTGGATTAGGAATTAAGTTTTGGCCAATCTCAACATGACGAGATGGATAGGCAATGGGATTAGGAACAGCAAAGGTAGATGAAAGAGATACGGAAGGTGAGTTGGCCATAGGACGAGCATTACGTTGAAGCCGTGTCGTATGATTCATTTGGGCATAACGAGATTTAAGCTTATCCGCACCAATGTGAATCTTGATGATGTTTTGATTTACAGGGGCGTGCTTTGCTTTCTTGTGTTTCTTTCCACCTCGTTTATAAAACTCAATATCATCATAGAATGCATTTATTTCGGGACGATGCTTATGGTGTGTCATTTTACATGATAGCAAGATATTTTTTTCATTTCACATATTTGATTTCCGTGAACTTTTTATAATACTTGGCAGGATGATGATACATGTTGATATGAAGGAAACTATATTCTTCCTTGGTCGCATAATCATACAATGCTCGAAGTGCTGTTTCATCACCATTCATTTCTTCCATAAATGAATCCAACTCTTTTTTATTGTCCGTCCGAAAGATACTAATCAAATCCAAGTTGGAACGAATGAGAGGTGGAAGAAAGGTATTCCATTTTTGCAAGAGATAAATATTAGTGATATGACGATGTCGATTCTGTGTGGCTAATTCATTGATGAATTTATTTTGTTTGGATTTAATTAAATGAATACAGTCATCATACACAATGCAATAACTTGGGGTACCCTTTTTCTTTTTGCGTTTCCACTTGTCCTTGTGTTCATCTATCTTGTTCATTATGCTTTGTAAGACTTCAGGCGATAACGTCTCGTAGTACTGTTCACCAATGTCATCAATCAATTCACTTACCTTGGGGTCATTCTTTGCTGTGGGCGAAATAAAGAAAATCAAATTGAAATGTTTAAACCATGGACTTTCCTTTTTCAATAAAAGATTTAAAAGAAGAGAAGTCTTTCCCATTCCTTTACGAGCAAAGATACCATAGTTGCAAGGCTTGAGTGGAAGTGGGGTATCCTCTTTGCATATCTGATTATCAAATGGAACCAATGCTTTTGTTAACTCTGACATTCTTACTGTTCAACAAGATTTTCTTTTTTCATTTTATCTTTGAGCATATCCATATTTTTATTTTTCTTTAATAACTTTTGTTTGATGAGTTCTAATTTTCGAAGCTCTTCTTCCTTTTCTCGTTGTAGTCCCTCTACATCAATTTGTTCCTTGGGAGGCAATGAAGTTAAAATGGGTGTATACGAATCCCAGTCTGGACGAATCACTTCTCGAATGGTAAATGAAAATGACCACGGGATATTTTGCAAGTTGATTGGTGTATAGGTTAAATTGTTGGTCAAGTAAAAGTTAATCGATTGAATCGTATTATCAATAATATAAACTGGTTCGCTCATTTGAAAATAATTAATCCAACTTGATTGCGGGGTGATGATGGGAACCTTGTATACAATGTCAGACACGTCATCTTTCAATACGATGAATTCACGATTACGGAATTGCTTAAAGGACGAACGCACCAATAGATAATTGATGGGGTTCAAGACACAAGGTTGAATCGATACCGACGGATTGGGTAGAGTGCCCGTTGGAAGAATTTGAAAGATGTATGAGTTCGTATATCCAAAGAATCCAGCCGTATAAGGATTTTGATTCGCATTATTAAAATTCAAATAGATATACGCCAATGCTCCAACCGTGGGTGCATTTGTAATATTGATGGTCATGTATCCAGTCGCTTGATTATAGGATGTTGTAAACGCCAATGCGATATTCCATCCAAGACCAACTGCCGTCGCATACAATTGAGTTGTTAATTCCGTCATCAATGTATAAGGCGTATAGTTTCCTTGAGTCAATGTAATGGTACAATTGATTGGTGTGTCACCAGTTTGGCCTCGCATAAAGGTACAATAAATAACATTCAAGTTATCCAAGTTATTCATCTGATAAAAGGTAAATGGAATCTGGACGGAATTAAACATAATTTGAAACATTCCTTTTTTGGATAAGAGATTGATAATCTGGGACAAGTTGAAATTCATATTCGTGTTGGTCCCACTGTTACGTTGAGATGAATTCATATGGAAGGTATACTCCATCACGGTTTGGAGAGCCATGTTTACTGTTCGTTGAGATTATTTTTTTCTTCTTTTGAAATCAAAATAGGTTCCCATGATTGAATAATAATAGGTAAGTGTCCCGTGATTGGACATGGTCTTGTCATAGTCTGCACGTGTTGATACCGTTCATCGCGCACCCCCTCGATATCATCAGCGACTCGGATGTATTGCTTGACTTCTTCTGGATTGATTGCTTTTAAAATTTCGGCTTTGGATGCTCCAACATAAAACTTTTGATTGATGGCCAGTGACATTATTACATATGCAAGATTTTTTTAAAATAATATAATAATACAAATGCCATATTATTATTCCGAAAAAGGAAAACGAATTGATTTATTCAACAAGCGTCCTCGAAACTTATCCATGGGTGGTCTTATTAAAGATGACCCCCGTATTAAAATTAAATCTGAAGATACCATCTCATCATGGTTGGAATACGGCTCGCTTGTTGTTCCCGTCAAAGTGATGAAGAGTGGAATCATGGACCATTACAAGGGATTGATTACTGGACAAAAACAACTTTGTATGAATCAACTCGGAAGAACAATTGTCATGCCAAATGAATTGGTAGTCAATAAAGCTCACGCCTCTGAAGTCGAACGATATTTAGCCAAGCATGGAATTCATTTACCGCTGGATGGTTAATTTTTTTTAATGTTGTTATTGAAAGGAGACGAGTGAAATGATTTATAAATCACTCGACTCATTCACTCGTCTCAACTTTTCTTATTTCTTCTAGTACCTTTTACC